ATGAGACATCCTTACAACATAAGGGTTATCCCGACTTGCTGCCCTTTTAATTAATATATCAACAGGCTCAAGTTTACTCTTAATTATCATTGCTTCATAAATGTGATGATTCGTAATAACTAATTCACCACCAATAGCCAAACCCATACCAAGATCGACACCATTCGCGCTTTCAAACCTCAAAACACTACTGTTTATCAATGATTTAGCAAGAGAACTTGCATTATCATCCAGCATTTGAGTCTCAGCAACTATGGCAGTGGTAGTTGAATCCGTTTTGCGTGAATACCTGAACCAAGCCAACAAAGCAACTGGAACAAGCACAGACAAAACAGACATCAACTTTGGATGGCCAGATAAAAGATGGATTAACATACACTTTGCTGCATTATACATAATTGAAATCATATCCATGGCATTATAAGCAACCTCTTTTGCCATGTTACGAACTCGCTCGACGACAGAGGGTATTTTATGTAATGGCAAAAAACCATTAACCCATTGATAAATTTTTCCTTGTTTATCTCTAGCCCAATCTCCACCTTCATTCAAATATTTGATTGCAGCAATTTGATATTGCACAATCTCAAATTCACAGGTAAGATCCAAGGGCCGCTTTTCAAGTCCATTATCACTAACAGTGATATCTGAATCATATATGCATTGTGGCCTGTCCAGCAGGACACGGAAAAATGAACTCAAGGAACGAGAACAACATTTGCAATGCCATTTTGTAAACAATAATTCCTCATATAATTCAACCATCTCACCAATGTCGCCCTTACCATGTTGTAAACACACTTCTGCAAAAGCTTCATTACATGTTGAAAATGGTTTACGATTGTTCAAATCAAATGAACCAGGGAAACTCTCAACCGCGGGCGTACCAGGGCCTTGAACTTCAATTGGTAATTTTGGGCAACCATAAACGTCGTCAAGTGATTCTTTGTGAAGCCTTTGAGCTACATTTTTGCGCATACCCAATTGCTTCTCATTAAAATCACGACGATACTTAAT